TCAGTAACCTCTTTTTTACTTTGTTCATTCAAGATCGCAATTTCAATCATATAATCTTTTATCTTTCTATATTGGTCTTCAGTTATCTGTATTTTTTTCATTTTTTTGTTTTTTAAAATTTTATAATCCACTATACATATCGGCAGTTACATTAACTAATTGGGTTTCTGCTTCATTACCCTGACCAAATGGATTTACCACATCATCATCAGGGAACTTCTGTTGGATTGCATTCGCTACGGTTTGGTAGTCAAATGGGTATGTTTGCCCATTACCACCTCCACCACCGGTATAAACAGTGCCATCAGAACTTTCTGAATCAGTACCATCAGGTGATGTTTCTGTTTTCGATCCTTTTTTCAATATTTCACATTTTTTCTGTAGGAACTCTCTGAATGGTTTGTCGGTATAATAAGTGAATGTTTTCTGACCAGCAGGTATGGTTTGATTTGTTGTGGGATCAATTACAGGTAATATGTTTTTTGCTGAAAATTTACCAGTTCCGCAATTATACCAAACATTTAAATCAGTTTTATTATCACTCAAGAACGTAGCCTTCAGTGTTGCGCCGTTTTTTTCAGGATAAAAGTTCATCGTTGATTGTTTCAACACCTTCAAAACCGCTTTGTTGTTACTAGCATACAACTTATGTTCACTTCCTAAAGTATATTTAGTACTGTTTTGAGTGTTGTTATCAGATGTTCCTTTTCCTCCACCTGCGTTATTCTTACTTGGTTTTCCAGCACAATACCATTTTATAACACTTGTGAGTTTGTCATTCACCTCATATTCCGAACCATTAACTTGATCAGTTGTTAAGGTCATTATTTGAGGTCGTTTACAATCAAATCTAAAATTACTACCACCCCCTTCTTTTACTTTAACTTCACCTTCAACATAATATTTATTACTTTGCGTAACCTTGAAGGAACTAGTATTAAGGTTTTTTTTAAGGACTCCAGAATTATATCCGTCTCTTTTTATTAAAGTTAGTTTATAAGACTCTTCATTGATTAAGTTTCTACTCTCTTTTAATACTGCCGATTTATGTAGTGACAATATTCTTTGGGTTTCCCCTTCTATCAAATTTAACTTTCGCATCATTTATTACAATTCAGAATAAATTTTATCATCTACAGTAATTCTTTGTACTTCTTGTTCACCACCTTGTCCAAATGGATTAATAACGTCAACATCTTGAGGTACATCTTGTTGGTTGGTATTGTTATTGTTGTTGTTGTTATCACCGCCTCCACCACCAGTAACAATAGGTGTTGGTTTAGGTGGTCCTGTTTGAGTTCCTGTAAGTTTTGCGAAATGTAAATTTTTATTAGTTGCCGGACAATATTTGTATTTTCTAATTCTAGTTTTGTCACCTTCTAATTCACGATATCTCTCAAGAGTAATTTGTGTATACCCATCATCAGTGAAACTTTTAATAATATCTTTACAATCAGTTTTTACCGGTGTTGGTGGTATTACTTTAGTATTTTTAGCTAATCTTTTTAATGGTACTAAAACATATTTTGTCCACTCTTCATTCGCATCTAAATCACCGTCTAAAGCGGTAAATAATGTTTCACCATTAATGTTGTAATATATGTATGAAACATTACAAAAATCCACAAGTGTATCACAACTAGAAATCGCTCGTTGTAGGTCCTCTAAATTTGTCCATCCCCACCCTGAAAGTGCTTTTCTAATATCACCAGCAATCGCTTGTAATCTTGCCTTTGATTTTGTTGGTTTTGTAAACATTTTCTTATCGGTACGACATTTTACAAGTGTTTTCTTAACAATTTGTTGAGGATTTCCATCTGCGTTCGCAACATAACCAACAATACTACCACCAACAGCACCTATCACAGCACCAATCGCAGCACCGGCAGGTCCACCAACCATAAACCCTACTCCTGCACCAGCAGCGGCACCTCCACCAGCACCCGCAGCGGTCCAACCACCAAGATCTGTATCGAGTTCATCTACCTCTTGTCTTTCTTCATTAATTTTTTTCTTATGTAGTGAAAGAATCCTTTTAGATTCTTCTTCAGTTAATACAAATTTATTTTTCATATTATATTTTTCTTAATAAATATGTCAAAAATAAAAAAAGGTGAGAAAACTCTCACCTTAATTTTAGGCCCGACATTGAATGTCGTCTACTCCACCACTTTGTTTTGATAGAACAAAGAAACTAAATTTTTGTAATCCAAAGTTTAACCTTTCGACTTGAGTTAAATATATCATAAAAATCTAACCCGTCAACCTTTCCTGAAACAATATTATAATTAAATAAACTTCCACCAATATTACCCCAAGCCGTATCATACAAACTCAATTTATATGTTGTTGGTGTCACACCCAAGTTATACTTGCTTGGGTACCCATTGAACTTGTAGTCGTCGGAATCAACGAAAACTAAAGTATCTGATCGGTTCTCGTAGACCATGTCAGTGTTTAACACTTTAGTGATTACCCAAGTCTGTCCCGCTAAGGATAGTGTACTATCAACCAACGTGGGATTGGTAATTATCGGTGTTGAGGGATTTGGTTGTTGTGGTTTAGGCTCTTGTTTTACACAAGAACTCAAAAAAAGAACACTCATCAAAATACTTACAAATACTTTCATCATACTAAACTTTCAATTTTGTTTCTAACTTGTTCACTAACACTAATCTCACTGACATTCGTCAAGACCACAGACTCTTTCAATATCTTATGTGGAATGTGTACCAAGAAGGTATTACCATCGAAGTAAGAAAGGTCCTCACCAACGTTCAAAGCTCCGTCAACCATTTTCAAGAAGATCTTGAATTGGATTGGGTCAACAAAAGACTCGGTAAGTAAGTTACCGAATTTCTCATTCATAATTCTAATGGTGTGGTTGAAGGTTGTCTTGATCATCTGTGATTTATTTCTACAAAGATAGTAAATCTTTTGACTCCAAAAAACTATTTGAGGACTTTTTTCAAAATATCATATAATTCTTTTGTGTTCTTTTGTTTTGGTATGTCTTCTCTATTAAAATATTTACAAGACGTGTGTTCTTTACCGTGGGTTGCGGTTTCCAAGTCAGCACTTTTTTTATCTTTTGTTTCTTGTAAAAAAACGAACATCATCCCCGTTTTTAAACCATCTTCATTTTTAGTATCAATTATACCAACCAAATCAAGATCTGTGGTAAGTTCAATATTTGTTTCTTCATGAACTTCTCTGATTGCCGCTTGACCTGGTGATTCACCATTTTCAATACCACCACCCGGTATTGACCAATGGTTAGGTAAAGACTCTTTTGGTGATCGTTTACAAAGTAAAACCTCATCACCATGTTTAATAATAACACCAGCACTTCTTCTAAACTTCTTCATAGATATTTATAAATATGGATGTAAAAATAAATGATAACCTTTTTAATGTTAAACCTGTATTAACATCTAAGGATATACAAAATGGAATGATGGGTAAAAAGTTTGATGGAACTTTTGATGGTATGTTATTTTTAATGGAAAATGGACCACACTCATTTTGGATGAAAAATTGTATAGTCCATTTAGACATTATTTTTATTGATGGTAACCAAATCACCAAGATACATCATAATTGTAAACCATGTCATGCTGAAGATTGTGAGACTTACAAAGGTAATGGTGATATTGTTTTAGAATTACCTGGTGGCGATTGTAAAAAATACGATATCAAAGAAGGTGATCTTATTGATCTTCAACCTTAACCTTATGTTTTTCATCCGCAAACGCTTGAACTCTGCCTCTTGCAATATCCGCGTAGTTTGGTGATAACTCAATACCTAACCATCTACGGTCTAATATCTCAGCAGCAACTAAACTAGTTCCTGACCCTGCAAATGGATCTAATACAACATCGTTCTTGTAGGATAATATCTTGATCGCCTTTGTTGGTATGTCCATCGAGAAGGTAGCCTTGGTGAGAGATTTAGTGTCAGCGAAATAATTCCACTGACCAAAAACAAGTTCCATAAACTCTTTTTTATTATTCTCACTGTATACCATTTTATTTCTTTTCGTACCATCTTCATTTTCAATTTCAGTTAATTCTCCAGTCCACTCAGGTTGACCTTTGACCTTTTTAATGTGGTGTTTTTTGTATGCCAAAATAACACATTCTTTTGGGTTGTAGATGTATGGACTTGACGGACTCATCCAAGAACCCCAAGCTGTTGTCTTACTTCTATGTGGTGATTGTTCTTCCAAATCAACAATCCCAAAGAACCCATAACCAATCTCTTGCATGATTCTCCACATCTCAGCAACAAAGAATATACGACCACCTTTTTTCTGACGATTAATCTCATAAGGAATATTCAACGCAATTCGTCCATCGTCCTTTAGTAATCTATATGCCTCCGACATCCAATTTTTTGCGAACTCTTTATACTCATTGAACTCCACGTCGTCTTCGTGAACATCATACGCAATACCCACCCCATAAGGAGGTGATGTAACGATTAGATCTACCGATCCTTCTGGTAATGTCTTCATCACCTCAACGCAATCTCCGTTGATAATCTTCCCTGTCTCTATCATTATTTTTCTATATTTAAATTTTCTAAAAAATCCCAAACCTCATTTGAAAACTCTTCGTAGAGATCTCCATCTTCGTCGTCTGATAGATCAATCACATATTCATCAAGACAATTATCAACAATTATTTCGTGTAATTCTCCAAGTGTTTGTTCGTCATTTTTTAATTCACCATACTTCTCTTGAATATGATTTTTTTGTTTTTCTGTTAATTCCATAATTTATACTCCTGCGGTTAAATGGAAATAATATCCTTTACTGGACATATCTCCGAATGATTTATAGATATTATATTCTTTATCATCATAGAGAATATCTGTGACAATTTCAACTCTACATCCAATGTCGAAACTTTTAAATCTTAATTTTTCAATATCAAAATCTTCTTCAAGTGGGATATCATATACAACGTGATCACCCTTCACATAATCTTCAATGATAAGGTATTTGTCTTCATCACAATAGATCTCCTCAAAATCACATTTTTCTGGATCAAACTTATCTGTTTCATAAACAAGATTACCTTCCTCATCTTCCACTTTGACGTACATTGAATTAAAGTATGGTCCTAACATACTTTCGTTTGGACAATCAAAATAACTTTCGGCATCCAATATTCCACAAACTTCATCGTGTTCTAACTCATCATGTTCAACACCCTTTTCTCTAAAGACCTCGTATTGATCGTCGTTAATTTTGAAGGGGTAGACTTCAGCACCTTTTCCCCCTAAGGTAATTTTATAGTATCTCATTCAGCAATAAATTTTACAATTGAATATGTTAACAAAATTATTATAAGTAAGGCTGCGAATCCTGCAACAATTCGCATCCCCATGTATGTTCTCTCAACTTGTTCTTTTGATCTGCCTTGATTTTCTTCTGGTTTAAATTCTTCTCCCATGTTTAAATTATATTCGCGATTATTTGAGCCAACTTATACCCTGTAAATGCTCCGATTGCCGCGGAACCTGGAAGAACTATGAATTTACCTAACATAGTCTCATATTTCTTCCTGTTTACAATATATGAAATTAATATGTAATAGACAATATAGTTTACCAAAACTAAAAAGTCCAGTTCTTTTGACGCAAACACAACAATGGAATTACCAAGAAACCCCCACATAAAGTTAATGAGGGTTTCACGGATTAATTCATTCGGTGTAGTGATCGCGTCTAAGACACTGATCTCTTTATCGAGACCTGTTTTCTTCAAGGGTTTCGATGTGGTGTTGGAGGTACCAGAGGGCTTTTCTGAGGTCCTCAAGTTCTTTGTCTTTTCCTTTCTTTCCTGCACGACTTATATATTTTACTGTGTTTCCTAAACTAAACCCCAATTCCCAAGCATCAATCACTTTGATGGCTTCGTATGGGTTATTTTGTCCTCCGTAATGTTGGGGGTGATTTACTTGTTCTTTTTCAGGTGGTGGCGGTGGATTCCTATGTCCCGGCATGTTGTTTACTTGTTCCATTATTCCTCTTCTCTATATTCACTTAATAACTCATCGTTAGTTATAGTACCATATTTACCACTAAGACCATCCATATCAACAAAAGAAGTCATCATATTTTTCATCTCATAGATCTGTTGAGTGGTATCTAAAGACTTAACAATTTCTCTAATTATTTTATATGGATCGGCATTTGATCCTGGTCTACGATCTTCAACATAACCTTTCCATTCTTTTGCCGTTTCTTGAGGAACACGAATTGACGCTCCACGATCTGATACCCCCCAACTGAACTTATCTATCGATTGAGTTTCATATTCACCAGTCAAACGAAGGTTGTTGTTAGATCCGTAAGCCTTGATATGGTCTTGATGTCTTGATTCAAATGCATTAAACAACGCCATAAAATATTCTTCGCCACCGTCAAGTCTCATCGTGTCCGTTGAAAAGTTTGTGTGGAGTCCTGATCCATTCCACTCACCATGTTGTAATGGTTTAGGGTGAATGTCAATATGGTATCCATATTTTTCCGCTGTCTTAAATAGGAAGTATCGGGTCATCCAAAGGTCATCACCACCTTTAAGTTTACCTTTTGAGAATACCTGATATTCCCACTGACCCAAGGCAACCTCAGCATTTGTTCCAGTAATATCAATTCCGTGTCTTAAACACATATCTGTGTGTTCCTCAACAAACTCACGACCAACAACATTATGCCCTACCCCACAGTAGTATTCACCTTGAAATAGGTTATGTCTCTTGTGTCCTAACACATTACCATTAATTTCCTCACGAATGAAATATTCTTGTTCAAAACCAAACCATAAGTCCTCAAACCCTTCACCAATTTGTGATCGTTTGTTTGATTCGTGTGGTGTTCCATCAGGATTCAATACTTCACACAACACATATACCGTGGATAAGATCTCAGAAACATAATGTCTAACAGGTTTCAATAAACGATCAGAGTTTCCTGTTACCGCTTGATTTGTGGATGATCCATCAAAGTTCCACATCGGGAATTGTCCGTCAAGGAATGCATTTTTAACTGACTCATATTCAACAATTTTTACCTTACTTCTAAGATTTGGTTCTGGCTTATACCCATCAAGCCATACATATTCTAACTTAATTTTCATTTCATTTTATTTATTATGGTTATTATTTCTTCTTTGGTGAAACCTTCAATATACATCCTATAAACTTTGCGTGAAAAATCGTCGGTGCAAATAATCGCATCGGCGTCTAAATAGGAGAAAAGATTATTAAGATTAAGTAAAATGTTTTCTTTCTTAAGGAATCTTTTATTAAAACTCATTTTATTCTGTTTCTTGGTTTTCTTCTTGGATTTTTGTTTGAGAGATAAGACCAGCGATTCGTCGTTTGAATAAAGGTAAAAGTGTTTCGTCTATTGGAAAAATTCCGTTTGATGACATTTGAAACACAGGTCCCATTCGCTTATCTTTACTATCATACGTAGAAAAATTAGTAATAATTTTTGGTATGGTCAACTCTTCCAACTCATCAGAATAAATTAAATTAATATTTGTCATTCTTTGTGGGTTTGTTCTTGTTTCTTTTTTAATAAGATATTCCCAAACGTATGTTTTTTTAGTTGTGGATTCGGTATAAAAGAAATAACCCTTTGGGTGTAAAATATTCTTTTTATTTCTTTTAATTTTCATATCCAAAGAATCAAATACAATAGTCCAAACTGATTTTGCGACGTTGAAGTATTCCATTATTCTTGGTGCTGAGAATGATAATATGTCTCTGAACTCAGTCATTTCATCTCGAGTCATTTCAGGTATTGATTTGACTTTCAAATCTTTAACCATGATCTCGTCGTCGATATTATTTAATTTCTTTTCGGTGTAAACAATTTTACCATCTCTCATCAAGGCTTGGACATTCATGAGGTGTAATGATAATTCAATGAACCCTGGATATAATTCTAACTTATCCAGTTTTTCTCCCATTTTTTGAAAATATGAAAGGAGTTTGTATTCTTTATACTCTCGATCGATTGGTTTTTCAAACATCCAATCGGTGTTCATTAAAAATTCTATTTTCTTTTTCTTTGTCATTATATAATAAAAAAGTAAGTCAAAGATGTTAACAAATAAAGACCTAACTTACTCTCATCACATAATAGTCTTCTCCATCTACTTGAGCAAGATCGGCATCACCATCATATGAGTTTAATAAATTACCATAACCATCCGCATCCACCACTTCTTGAGTAACTTTATCTACATCAACAAAATCCATAATAAAATCTTTATCGAAACCATATTCATTAATAAATGTTTCAATATTATCCTCATATTCATCAACTCTTTCATCAACCATGGATTGGATATAATCTTCATCGTATTCACCTTGAGGATCTTCTTCAATATCTTCAATTATATTTTCAAATCCTTCGATTTTTTTGAGGATTATATTTTTTTGGTCTTCGGGTAAGTTTTCAGTAGTTAATTTAGTTTTAAGGTCGTTAATTGATTTTTGAAATTTGTCTACTTGTGCTTTCTGTGTTGTAGATAAAGTTAAAGGAATTTCATGTCCTTCTGGGTCCTGATAGTACACATCAGTGTGGAATTCATCTAACCATCTTCTCCAATGATCTTTATCGATTGCATTATCCCAAACCCAACTTGAGAAAGCGTCGTAACCCATGTCGTCGATCATATTTCTAACCGCAATTTTTGATGCCATATCTGCCTCATCTTCCGTATATACATCGTAAAGAATACCTTCAAATTTGTTATCACCACCCAACCATTCATATTGTTTACCATAACCACCGGTTCCTCTACCTTGAGGATACAAAAAATACTTATCTTCACGTACTTCGTTACCTTCTTCATCTTCGGTCATACCGATCATACCTTGTATACCTAAAATACTATACAATGCAGATGTTCTTTTAGCATCATCATCGTCATTATTACTATTCCACTCGTCTTCTTTCCTTTTCTGATCTAACTCGGCAAGTTTTTTATTAAGTTCAACTTGTTTTTTTGTTTTCCACATAGATGATCCGTAATCATCAACATAACCATCGACCGTAATACCGTTCAAGTTAGGTACATTTGAGCGGGCGATATTCAATCTACCCATTATCCTTACGACACCGGTAAGTGGTCCAACATTTTTATCATCTCGGAGGTTTAAGTCACCATTAATCACAATACCTTTACCTCTATATGGTTTAAGCATAGATATTCTTTCTGCTATTCCGCCGACATTTTCTAATTGTTCAAGATATTGTTCAGGTGTGATAGTTACAAGACTATCATCCTGTTCTATGAGTAAATTACTTAATAGATTTTTAATTGACATATGTTATAAATATCCTAAGAATATAATTGATTATTGGATTTTTCCAACTAATCTTATTTTAACAGATATTTATAGACAAATAAACCAATTAAAATATAAAGTCATGGGCTGCGGATGTAAAAACAAACAACAAGCACAACAACCTCAAACACAAACACAAACACAGACTCAACAAGGTACTAATACTGCACAAACCAACGTACAAGAGTCAGTTAAAAAAATTGTGAACAAATATTACAGAAGGTAATATTTCCGTGTATCATCGGATAAAGGTGTTTCTTTTGGGACACCTTTTTTTATTTATGATATTTATTCAATATGAGTTTAGAAAGAGCAAAAAATTTACTTAAGTCTTTTAATAGTGGTGATTACGAGGAGGATATTGAACCGTTCTTTAATACTGTGATCAATTTTTTAAACTTTATCAAAAAATATGGTTTATTAGATGATCTTAGTTTGGGAGAATTACCGTCTAGGGAATTTGATGAGGAACTTTTTCAATTTTTAGTTGATAATGGTATTGTAACTAATTTAGATTATGACACAATGCCAGAAGAATTTAAAAATCTATACCTTCTTCATGGTTTAACACATAACTATGAAGATACTATGATTTTTATAACCAACAATCTAATTACTGATGTTGATGTTAGACCTGATGGTTTTTATTTTTATGTAAAAGATAGAGAGGATTTATCTTTTCTTTTTTGTGGGTCAAATCGTGATGGTGGAGCCAGATATGTGGCGAAAAAGATTTTAAGTGAGGATGGTATGGGTCACGACTGGTATTACGATAATAACGTAAAACCATATGAAGTTGTTGAGGAGTTAGACGAATCAAACATAACAAGACTAAAAGATATTATATATAAAGAAGTTGGGGATAAGGAATTGTCTTTGGAGGATTATAACTCTGATTTTTTTGAGAGTCTTTCTGAAGAACAAGGAACTGATGGTTATTTTAGAGTAAAACCTCAGGACTTAAACGATTTAGTGAAAGATGGAAATGCAATAAATGAACTATTCAATAATGACTTAGAAGAAATAGGTCAAGAGTTAAGAAGTTTATATTGGAACTCTGAAAATCAAGCGTATGAAGGTGAAGTTTATGACCTTGTTTATGATGGTTTAGACGATTTTTTTGAGGGTGGATTTGATAATGTGTCAAGGGAAGTCACTTTAAGAGACGGAAACAAAAAAACGGTATATCATGAGTATTTGAAAATCAGGAATTTTCCAAATATTATTAAAGAATTTTTAAATGGAAGAAAAATGGATCAATACACTGACTCTCATTTAGAATATTTTGGTGATTTTATCAACTTACTTGTTGCTATGATTAATGAAAGTGAGGTTGAGTGTATTGATTTTAGAGTACCTGACTATCCTGACTGGTATAGAACAAGAAAGAATATTAACGAAAACTTTACCGATTACATCTAACTATTTATACTTTAAGTTATTTCTCATACACATTATAAAAAATCAAAGTATGAGAAAATTAGAAAAAAACACAAGACGGTATTTTGTAAATCTATTTGCCGACTACATTCTATCTAAATTCGACAAGAAAGAAAATACAATAATCCAAATTACAGATTGTGAAACCTTTGTGGTTGTTAATGGTCAAACAACAAGTGATAAAGAGTTAGATCTTAGTGATCTTAAATACGACTTTATTAAAGAGTTTGAGGACCTTTTCACATCATTAGGTATAAAGGACATCAACGTTATCGATATAATCAAGTACGAACAAAGTATTGATGATTTATCTAAAGCTTGGGTTAGAGTTAATAAATCATTTCAAATCGAGGAAGAAGAACCATTTACTGAGATCAGTATCTCATCTGAATTCCCCTATGGATATAGTTTAGGATGTGGTAGAGGAATTTACTACTACGGACATTATATCTTCAACCAAATGTATAGTTTACTTGGTGTAGATAATTTAATGTTCTATTATAATAGTGAGATTGATGAGGAGGAAGATCACAAAATAAAAATTGTTTCAGATTCAAGAATACCTAATAAAACAATCAAAGATCTCGTTTTGGATGTGTTTGATATGAATGTAAAGGAATTTAGTGAGTGTCTGACAAACTACAACTTAATTGAGGATATTACCAAACCTGATGATCCAAAACCATACTTGGCTCAGGATAGACTAAAAGACATCATTTTAATATAAAAAAACCCCTCGATATCGAGGGGTTTTGTTTTTTATCTTTCGAAAAATTCTCTGATTATATTTAATCCTTGTTCAACATCCTCAAAGTCTCGATCAGGTGCGTAAAGACCTGTGGTCGGTTTTTCACTTTCAGGATTTTCTACTAACATGAATGCTGGTACAAAATCATTACCAGTTGCTTCCACAAACATGTCGTACTCTTCTTCGTGTTCATCAATATCTCTATCGATAAAATCAATCCCCGCTTCAGTTAACATATTTTTGAAGTCGTGACAGTGGGGACAACTCTTCATGGTGAAGACAACTGCAAT